TCCAGTTCAAGCCGCTCGGCGTGTTCGGTGATGACGTCCTGGCCGAGGCTGTTCAGGCCGCGAGCACCCAGACCGTGGAGGACATCATCGGTGGCGCCCCGACCGCTGCCGAAGAGACCAACGGTTCGGCTCATGAAGCCGCGCCGAAGGCCGCAGCCAAGCCCGCCCCGGTCGAAGAAGCCCCTGCCCCGGCACCCAAGAAGTCCGCCAAGCTCGCCGCAGTGGTCGAGGAAGCCGAAGCGGCACCGAAGGCCAAGGTGAAGGTCGAAGCGGAAGTCGAGGAAGAAGCCCCCGCCCCCGCGCCGAAGAAGGCCGCGAAGGTGGTCGAGGTCGATGACGACATCACTGCGGGTCTGGACGACATGCTGTCCGACCTGGGCTTCGACGACGAAGAGTAAGAACCCCCAGCCCGGTCCCCTCGGGGGACGCCGGAACCGTAACCGGCACCCACTTTCTAGGAGCCCTCATGGAACTCGACCACGAACCCGTCCGTGTGGCGGGGCTTTCGCAGGGGGAGCTGTCCGAGCTGGTCGGCTTGTCCCGACTGAGCGTCAACCGCTACATGCAGTCCAACACCGGGCCGAAGCGTGAGAACGACCGCAAGCACTACGAGCAGGTCTTGAAGCTCATCGCTGTAGCGGTTAAGCTCGGCATCCTTCCCCATCAGCTTCCGCCCCGCAAGCGCGGTGTCACCCGCCAGCACGACATCGAACAAGCCCTCGAAGCTACGAAGCGCAAAGTTGCAGAGCTGCGTGCCAAGCGCAGCTAACCTGCTTACCTCTAAACAAGTCCAACGCTGGGGGGCAAATGGACACGCTGTCTTTCCTTCAAAAAATCCTGCCGTCCCAAGGTGTCTACGTCCTGGCGGCATTCCGCAACGGGATGGATCGCTCTCCAGCCCACTACAACTGCAAGAGCCTCGAAGACCTCGCCCGCCTCGCCCGTAAGGTCGATGATGCGGGCGTTCAGGTTTTTCACGCCTGCGCCTCGTTCGCCGAAGAACGCAAGGTGCCGACCAAGGCGGACCCCTCGAAGCTGCGTAACGCCACCCGTGCCGCAGACAACGTCGCCTTCACCCGTAGCCAATGGCTCGACGTGGACGTCGGCCCCACCAAGGACTACCCGACGCGCAAGGAGGCCGTACAGGCGGTCGCCGAGTTGTGTCGCACCCTCCGTATTCCCGCACCCATGTTCGTGGCGTCTGGGCGCGGCCTGCACTGCTACTGGCCGTTTACGAAAGACCTTCCTGCCAAGCAAGCCGGGATCATCGGCAAGTCGTTCCACGCCGCACTCAAGGCCGTTGGGTTCAAGCACGACACCAGCCGCACGGCGGACCTTGCCAGCATCCTGCGCCCCACGGGCACCCACTGGCGCAAAGACGGAGACGTCGAGGTGGTGCTGCTGCGCGACGCCGAGCCCATCCCGGCCAAGCGGTTCATGGCCGCACTGGTGAAGTACATCCCCACCGAAGTGACCAAGCCCAAGGCCGACACCTCCGTGTTCGACGAGTGGGGCACCGGGCCGAAAGTCTACCCGCCGTCCTCTGCCGAGCGGATCATCAAGTTCTGCCCCACCCTGCGCTACGTGGCCGAGGAGCGCGGCAACGTCGAAGAACCCCTCTGGCGCGCGATGCTGGGGCTGGTGAAACATACAGTCGAGGGCGAGGCACAGGCTCACGCCTGGAGCCAAGGGCACCCCGAATACGACGCCGAGGCCACCCAGACCAAGATCGACGCCTGGACCTCCGGCCCCACCACCTGTGAGAACTTCGGCGGACTGTGCGAGCGCTGCGAGGGGTGCAAGTACGCCGACCGCAAGAGCCCGATCCATCTGGGCTACTCGGAAGAACTGCCGCCTGTGGCGAAGGAACCTGAGCCCGTAGTGGAGGTATCACCTATCATCACGGCGCCGGAAGTCGAAGCGGTCACGCACCACGACCCCGAGCAGTACAAGGCGAAGCTGCCCGACCACGTCCCGTTCTGGCCCAAGGGCTACGCGTGGGACGGTCAGTTCCTCAAGGTAGCGAAGAAAGACGAGGAGGGTGCGCTCACCTGGGTCAGCTTCTCCAACACCTACGTCTACCCGTACATGCGCTTCCGCCAGGAAGACGGCACCTTCGCCATCAGGCTCTCCATGAAAGTGGACGACAAGCGGTGGCGTGAGATCGAGGTGCCCAGCAAGGCCGTCGCGGAAACCCAGGCGCTCGCCAACGCGCTGGGTGCGTATGAAATCTACACGATCGGCAAGCAAGGAAGAGAACACATGAAACAGTTCATGCAGGACGCGATCAGCGCTGCACGAGCCCATAGCGTGGAGACTGTCACCTACTCCAGTTTCGGGTGGCACGACGACGGCTTCGTGCTTGGCAACAAGAAAGTCACCGGGCGGGGCGTCGAGCCCGCCATGCTCAACCTGCCCCCAAACCTCTCCGGCGACTTCGGTGTGCGTGGTACGGCGCAGGAGTGGGTCGAGAAGATCGACGCCATCTACAACCGCCCGAACGCCGAACCCTACCAGTTCCTCATCTGTGCCGCCTTCGGCGCCCCGCTGGTGTCGTTGGCCGAGTCGGATATGTGGCATGGCATCCCCATCGCCCTGACGGGCGACAGCGGTCTTGGCAAGACCACAACCTGCAAGGTCGCTGTGTCGATGTATGGCGGGGCCGACAACCTGTCGGTAACGGCGAGCGAGAACGGCAGCACCATGAACGCGCTTCTGAAGCGCGTGGCGATCGCCCGCAACCTGCCCTTCGTCATGGACGAGATGACCGGCCGGAACTCCAAGGAGTTGCAGGACATGCTGTTCGCGCTGTCCAACGGCAAGCCAAAGGGGCGCCTGCGCGGTGACGGCAGCTTCATCGCCGACGACCTCAACTGGGACACCATCACGTTCATCACCGGCAACATGAACATCACCGCGCTGCTGTCCGAGCTGGACCGGCAGAAGGCGCAAGCTACCCAGATGCGCTGCTTCGAGATCATGCTGGCCGATGACTTCAACACCAAGGTGTTCGGCGGTGCCGACGCCAAGGAGCAGATCGAGGACATCCTGCGCGAGAACTACGGCGTGGTGGGTCGGGAGTACCTGCGGTTTGTGCAGCGCAACAAGCGTAGCATCAGTGAACGGCTCCAGAAGATGCGCGCCAAGCACAACCCCCTCAACCAGGACGAGACTCGTGAGCGCTTCTACCACGACGTCGTGATCACCGCCATGCTCGGCGGGGCCATTGCGCAGAAGCTGGGGTTCATCCGGTTCGACCTCCAGGCGATCCAGAAGTGGGCGAACAGACACATCATCGCGCTGCGCGACTGGCGTACCGCCGCGAACTACACGGCGGAAGACTACCTCCAGCAGATGCTCTCCGACATGCAGAGCCGCATCGTCACCACGCGCTGGTTCCGTGACGCCCGCACCGGAAGGTACACTGAGATGGTGGACGCGAACCGGGTCCGTAACCCGGTGGCGCGCATGGCGACAGAAGATCGGCGCTTCCTCATCGCCAGCAAGGCGGTCAGCGACTGGTGCGCGGAGAACCGGGTTGCAAGTGCGTGGTTCAAGAGCGAGTTGGACAAGAAGGGCTACATCGTCCACTCGCTTCTAACTGGCGACAAGCGACCGGCGCCAGTTAACCTGTTCCGGGGCACCAACCTCCCTGGCGCAGCGGTTCGCTACATCGAACTGGACTACGGCAGGGTGTCGAGCCTGGACAACCGGGCGAGCCTTCGCGTGGTGGAGCCTGAGTCACCGGAGCCGGAAGCACAGTCACAATAATAGTCACAGCCGACCCAGAAAGCCCGCAACTGCGGGCTTTTTCATTTCTGCCCGAAGGAAGTGAACCCGCTTGTGGCGCGGGGTCTGTGGTTGCAAACTTCCAGCACTGGCGCGGGTTTGGCGTTGCATAGCGTAACTTAAGGGTTGCCTGAACAACGGTAAATAACCTACGCTTTAGTCACAGCACCAGTCACAGAATCCACGCCGATGTCATTATCCGATCTGGCAATCCGCCGCCTCAAGCCGACCGACAAGGACCAGTTCATCGCCGATGGCGACGGGCTCTACCTGCGCGTGTCGAAGACCGGGCGCAAGACGTTCGTGCAACGCGAACAGGCCCACGGCAAGAGCCGCTGGGTGACGCTCGGAACCTACCCCAGCTTGTCGCTCATGGACGCCCGCACGGCGATCCACAACGCGCGTAGCAGCGCACAGCCGCTCAACAAGACCTTCGCCCAAGCCTGGGAGGCATACCACCAGCACCTCGTGGAGACCGTGCGCCGCCCCGACAACCACGCCCAGCAGATCACGGCGAACTTCCTCACCCCCTTCGGCACGACACCCATCCGACTCGTCACCCGTGCGGACATCAGCGGCGTGCTGCAAGACATGCTCGACCGGGGCTCTCCCGTCTCGGCCAAGCGGGCGCTCCAGGTGGTGCGGGGGATGTTCGACTTCGCGGTGTCACGCGGCTGGTTGGAGGAGAACGTGCTGTCCCGGCTGTCGTCCCGCCACATCGGCCCTCCGGTTCAGTCCAGAGACCGGGTGCTCTCGGACGATGAGTTAATGAGAATCATTCGTAATACTGCTCTCGCACCGAGAATGACTCTCAAGCGCAAACTGATCTATGGGCTGCTGCTTCTCACCGGGCAGCGCCGCGCCGAGGTACTGGGCATCCATACAGGTGAAGTTCAGGGTGCGTGGTGGATCATCCCCGAGGAGAGGACCAAGGCGCAGCGCGAGCAGAAGGTCTATCTCAGCCCGCAGGCCCGTGCGCTGGTGAAGCTCGCGTTTCGGCAGTTTGGAGACCGCCCCTTCCGGGGGCTTGACCCCTCCAGCGTGTCGGCATCAGCGAACTACACAGTGCGGCACTGGCAGATGACGCACTTCACCTTGCACGACCTGCGGCGCACGATGGCGACCCGGCTGGCCGAGACGGGGGTTGGACTCCACGTCATCGAGAAGCTGCTGAACCACCGCATGGAGGGTGTGCTGGCGGTCTACAACCGCGCGGAGTACCTGCCCGAGCGGCGCGAGGCGTGGCGGCTGTGGGGGCGGCATGTTGCTGCACTGCGCAAAAAAGAACCCCCGGAGGGTTAGTCCGGGGGAAATCTCTCAGGGAGGAGAGGAGGGGGAGAAGTCGGTGGAACCAACTTGCTTACATCGTAGCACTACTGGAGCGATTGCACAAACCCCCTCGCCTGCTCCGTGGTGCGGACCCCGCCTTGAAGCTTCGCTTCGGCCTTGGCTTTCTCGCGCGGCGCCTTGAGCATCTCGGACAGAGGCTGCACCTTGAACCCGAGGTTCTTGCGGCTCGCCTGCATCTCAGCCCACGCCTGACGGGCCTCCAGCATCGCTTCGCGGTCGTTCTCCTCGTAGGCTTCGCTGTACTGGCGCTTCAGCTTGGTGACACGCTCGCGGAAGAACTGCTCGTACTGCTGCGACTTGAACTGCGTCTCCGTGCGGCTCGTGGTCTTCAGGGTCGGCAGGCCCAGGCCCATCATCAGCGAGTCGTAGAAGCTCAGTTCCTCCGGCGTGAGGGCAGTCTGCCCGTTGCGAAGCTGGATGCCGTCCTGCGCTGCCATGAAGCCGCGCGTCGCGTCCCGGAAACCACGAGGTAGAAGCTGCGCCGTTCCTTGCGCCACATCGCCCTTGAGGATGCGCCCGAAGGCGTCGACAACCTGGGCGCCCAGACCCCCGATCAGCGGACCCATCGCAGCCGTCACAGCCTTCTCGTAGCCGCCACGGGTTGCCTCGTACTCCACGAAGGGCAGTGGGTCGAGCATCGTCCCGGCACCGATCTTGTTGCTCATGTTGATGTTGATGAGCGAGGGCAGCCCGTGCAGGATCAGGTCGGCTATCTCCTTGTCGCCGATGGCGCGGCGCACATCCACTTCCCAGTCGTTCGGGTCGTCATCATCTCCGGCGATCGCGTAGATCGCCCCAAGCAGGGCCGAGGCGGGGATGCCGACTGCACCGGCCAGCAGCGCGTGGTTCATGAAGAGGTAGCCCAGTGCCGCACGCATGGCACGCTTTTCTTGAGGGTTTGCGCCCTTGATCGAGCCGTGGATCACCTTGGCGAACAGGCTCAACTGGATCAACTGGAACTTGCGGAACTGCGTCATCACCTTGGGCATCATGCGCAGGTAACGCGGCGCGTTGGTCGAGCTGTAGTCGCCGTGGGTGTCCTTGATGATCGAGTCCGCGTAGTCCAGCGCCGCCGCGTGGCGCTTGGCCTGGGTGCCGGTAGTCTGGTCGTACATCAGGCGGTAGGCGGCGAGCGCCGACGACATCCGGTTCAGCACCTCCAGCTTGCGGGTGCCCATGCCGACCTTGCGCATCACTTGGTTGAAGACCTTGCTGATCTCCCCGCGCGACTCCCAGTAGCCCAGCTCTGCCGAGATGCCGAAGTCCAGCGTGCCGCGTGCTTGCAGCTCGATGAGCATCGCCTTTTCGTCGGCGGTACCGTTAAAGCGCGAGAGGTCCGCCGCCTCGTTCCACGAGCTGCCCTTCAGCACCCGCATTGCGTCCTGGTATCCGCGCATGAGTTGGCGCATCGAGCGGTTCTGACCAAACTTACCGGCAAGCACCGGCTGGGTCATCATCATGACCTGTGTGGCGTTCTGCACGTAGTAGCCTGGGCTGGTGAGCAGCATCCAGAACGAGTTGAGCGACATCAGCTTGTCTTGAACAGGCGTCTCGCGGAAGTCCAGGTCCATCATGTGGCGCTGCAAAATCTCGTTGCGCAGGCGGGTCTTGAGCAGACTATCACCCTGCCCGTTCTTAGCCTCGTTGCGCAGCTTCTGCATCTCGTCGACAATCTCGGAGTTGAACTGCAACGCACTCACGAGGTGCGAGTCCGCCCGCCCCTGTGTGGCGAAGGCCCGCATCATGTCCTTGGCCGCAGTGTCACGGTCTGCCCGGTTCACGAACTGGCGCTTCTGTTCCGAGTGGCGGGCGTTAGCTTCGTGCAGCGTCGAGATGTAGAGGTCTACCAGCAGCTTGTTGAGCGTGCGCTTGGACTTGGTGTTCAGGTCGCCGTCGAGGTCCGTATCGACCATCTTGCGCAGGCGCTGCACCGCCATGAACGGCAACTCGCCGAACTGCTCCGTGGCGGTTTCCTTCTCGCCAGCCCACACCATCCCCTTACCAAACTTGCCTTCCAGCACCCCTTGCAGGCGCTCGGCCTCGTACAGCGTCTCGGCAAACTCGACGACGTAGTGGTTCTCGTCACGCTTCAGTTTGGCGTCAACCGGCCCAGCGGCTTCCGCGTCGCGGTACTTCTGCGACTTGGCGACCACCACGTAGTTGCCGTAGCGGCGCAGCGGGGCATACGGTCCGTTCATCTCGGCGATAAGGCGACCGGCTTCACGCAGCTCCTTGTCGCGCTGGCGCTCCAGCTTGCGCCGCTTGCCGTCGTCGGTCTCGGCCTTGATAAGCGCCTCGTACTCACCCGTGAGCGTCTTGCGCAGCAGGTCTTGCTTCTCCTTGAAGATCGCGTCACCGTGGCGGAACACGTCCTTGATGACGGTCTGAGCCTCGGTCGGCAGCGCGTTGAATCGACGCTCAATCTCGGGGTCGACGACGGCGTCTCGCTTCCAGTCCGGGGCAAACCCCCACTTCTTGTCGAAGGTGGAGTCGTAGATGAACCGCTGCACCGCTTCGCTTGCTGGGCGCCCGTTGATTTGCCCCTTCAGATCGGCGAACTTCGACAACACCTTCTCCACCTCGATCTGGATTTCGTAGGCACGAGTGGCTTTTTTGCGCTGCACCAATTCGAGGGCACGAGCCGAGGTCAGACCGGCGCGGTGTGCTGCGTTAGCCAGATGTGAGGAGAAGGCCAGCCCGGTCCACCCCTTGCGAACGCCAGCCCGGATCGCTGCCCAAGCGCGTTGGCTGGACTCTTGTGCGAGTTCGGTGAGTTGGGGGTCGGCAGCTTTGGAGAATCTGATTCGACGGTCGGTCGGATCGTAGTTGCCGTTGTTGCCGATAGCCGACTTGATCTGGGTCGGCTCGAACACGGCGAAAATGTCCGAAACCTCGGCAAAATCGTTGTGTATCGTATCTTTTGCGTTGCGGAAGATGACCCCGTCGTGCCCGTTCTTTTTGGCTTCTGCCACGACCGACGCGAAGCTACGCTCACGATAGTCGCTGCCCTTGTAGTCCACTACCAGGGGGTTCTGCATCGAAAGATAGACCGGCAGCACGTTAGCTCCGATCGTGAATTCAACACCGCTTGTCATCTCGTCCCACTCCGCGTGCTCGGCTTTGGAGAGGGTCGTCTCGTTGATGGACTTCAACAGCATCTTGCGCAGCGACTCGGGCAACACCTCGCTTTTTGCTGCGTTATCAATGATTGACACTTTCAGGCTTGGGCGCGACTCGGACAGCACTGCGTAGCCAGAAGCCACTTTCGGACTGGCGGCAAAGAAAAACGCCTTTTTAGCCGAGGCTGCGCGGGTGTTGGCACCGAGCGCCAACGGGTCAAAAAACTCAATATCAGCGGCAGTGCCGTGATACACCACCAGCGGATTGCCCTGTGCGTCGACCACTTTGGAGTCGCCGAACCAACGCTTGAAGGCGTCGGTGGACGCGCGAGGCGCCCCGCCATACTCCCCGTCCAACTTCCCAGTCAGCTCCAAGTTCGCGGCACCATACGCCAAGTCCACAACGTTCTGCGCGGTGAGGCGGTCGGCGTTGATGAGGTTCAGGCGGCGCAGCGCCACCTTGAACGCGGCCCAGAGGGTGCGGAACCAGCGCCCCAGCTCGGTCTTGTACTGCATCGCGGTTGGGTTCACCCCGGCCTTGACGGCCTCCTCGACGAAGTACGCGATGGTCTCGGGGGCGAGGTCGGCGTCGTTTTTCAGCTTGGCGGACTCTACCCGAGCGAGCGCCGCTCGGGCGATCCTGGCTTCCTGGGTGTTGGCGTCGGACTGCGCCCAGTCGAAGATTTTCTTCACCAGCGCTTCGTACTGCGCGGCCGTCAGCAGTTTCTCGATACCCAAGTGCGCGCCGATCTCGTGGAGCACCACCGCCAGCTCCGAGCCGTTGGGGATGTTACCGGCGATGAAGAACGCGTTACCCTTGGAGTCGACCCAACCCTGCGTACCTTTGGCGTCCTTGGAGTTAAGCGCACCGCTCTGCACCGCCTCGTCGGCGGTCTGGTACACCGTGATCTTGCGCCGACCCATCGGGGTGGCGATGGCGTTGATGGCCGAGCGGACGGCCTCGACCGTGGTGCCTTGGGTGCCGGTGGTGCGGGAGTACCTGTTGCCCTCCCCAAACCCAGCCGTATCGGAGTCGACCGCATCGGTTACTTCTTCTCGGGCGTCGGTTTCTTGCCGTGCTTCTCCCGCATCTCTTGCCGGAACTGCCCCTTGAACTTGCGCCACAGCTCCTGCTTCTTCAACTGCTCGCTGCGGCTGACTGGCTTGTTGTCTTGCGCCATCTGCAATCTCTCCGAAAACCCGCATCAGTTGCTGTGCGGACAAAACCTCGTCGTTGAAGGCAATCGCCGCCTTGGTGTACCGGATTTGGTCCGCACTATCGAGCTGCGCGAACGGCACGTCGCCTTCCTGAAGGTCTTGATCGTACTCCAAACCAGCAATACGAACCGCTTCTTCGGTAATCTCTTGGCCATTGTGGTCGCGCTCAGTGCGCGCCATCGACTCCACGGCTTCGACCTGCTCCAGTGCGTCAACATCAGCACCCTGCTCCCCTCGGAACCCTTCGTCGAACTCCTCGCGGGCGATGTCGGTGTCAAGATCAAGAGCTTCTGCGCCGTCGACGGCGTCGGCCATCTCGAACTCGTCGTTAGCCTGATTCACCGCACCGTTGTTCGACTCGTCACGGTAGGTCATACCTGCCCCGGATTGGGCGACCTCTGCGGCGCTCGCAGTTTGGACGTCGGCACCGCCCGCCATTCGGCGGCTTTCGTCCGGGAAGTACAGGCGCAAGCGCTCCTGGGTCAGCCCGAACGGGCGACCTGCTTCGGCGAGCTTCCTCAGCGCCTCCTTGTGCTGCTGATCAATACGCTGGCGCGTGGTGCCTGACTCTCCGCGCTCTTTCAGTTCCGACCCGATCTCCTCGAACGTCATCTTGTCGAAGTGATACTTGGTCAGGACTTCGCGCTCGCGCTCGCTCAGAGTGTCGAAGATGCGGGAAACTTGGGCTCGCTCTGCGTCTCGGGATTGCTCTGCGCCAACCTGCGCGCCTTCCTGTCTGCGCGCTTCTTCTGCTTGCGCAGCCACTTGTTCAACCGGGGGCACATTGGTGGGTTGGGCTTCTTGTTGCGCTGCCGCAATGTCCGCACTAAACATCTCCCACGCGGGCGGGCTCATCCCGGACTGAATTTTTGGAAGAAGGTCGGGGCGGTTAAGTGCCGCGCTGATCAACGCGTCTGAGTCTGCGCTGAGGAGGACTTGTTGGATTTCTACACCGCTGCTCGCCGTGTCGAGCCGGTCAGCTACGCTGGCAGGCTGTTGTACGACGGGGGCTCCTTGGGCTGCGCGCTGGCGCGCGATGGCTTCGAGGGCGGCGACACGCCACACCGCATCCGCCTTGCGGCTGGTGGAAAGCGCCTCTATCGAGCGCTCGATCTCTCCAGGCATGAACCCTTCATATTCGGCGATGGCTTCTTCGACGTTGCGCTTCAGGCTACCGTCACGGCGCAGCGTGGCGGGCGAGGCTTGCGCGACCGCCGAGCGAACCGGGTCGGACTGGAGGGGTTGCGGCACCGGGATGTCGATCTTGGGCGGGCGAGGAATGTCGACCGGGGGCATCTCGTTGACGCCACCGAAAAGGTCCGACTGCGGCACATCGACCGTCGTCTCCTGCCCCTGCTGGAACCCAGACACATACCCCGCCGCGTCGAACGGGTTGCGAAGCCCGCGCGTGCCGATAGCCTCTTCGCCAGTGACGTCGAAGTTGAGTTCGGACTGCCCGACTTGGGGCGCCGCCTCGACTTGCGGCGAGCTGTCGCGGTTCAGAAGGTCGATCGGGTCGGCCGGGTTGCGCTGGCCACGGAAGCCAGCCGGCAGGTTGAAGGTGCCGCCCACCAAGCCGCCGATGACCGCCGAGTTCAGGCGGCGGGAGTCGATTTCGTCCTGCGTCAGGTCGCCCGCAAAGCCCATCTCCAGTTCGTTCTGGAAAAGTTCGGTGCTCGACTCCCCTGCGAAGCCTAGACCTCCAGCCTTGGCGAGCCGCGTCGGGAGCCCTCCGGCAAACCGTGCGGCGTTGTTGCCAAACGCGTTGCGCACCATCGAGGGCATGACCGCTTCTGCGGCACCATACGGAACCCCCAGACCCAGTGCCGCCAGCGCGTCGCCTTGTGTCGGGTCGCCCCGCTCGACAGCTTCGCCGTACATCGCGCCCACACCGATGGGGTAGCTCGCGGCAATCGTCCGACCAAAGGCGTTACCCGCCTCCAGTGCCGCGCGACGACCTGCGAAGTCCATTCCAGCCTTGAGACCCCCGCCCCCCAGGCCTTTCGGGATGACGGCCAGCCCGCGCGATAGCGCCGCAGGAATGGCAGCTTGAGGAACCGCAGCGCTCGCAGCCAACGTACCAGCAAGCATCGGCACTTGCTTGGCAACCTGATACCCGAGGAACGGCAGTGCCGAGCCGAGGCTTTGGTTCTCGATGCGCTCAAGGTCTGCTCGGCCGTTGAAGGCGGACTCTGCGTAGTTTCGCGTAACCCCCCGGTCAGCCCAGTCGGCCACACCTTCAGCGCCGAGCGCGCGAGCCCCAGCGCCAATGGCGCCATAGCTGAGACCTTGCAGTTGGTCGACACCTGCTGACAGGCCCGCCCCAAGCGGGTTGCGTTGGGGGTTGTAGTTTACGCCGAACTCTTGCGCGACTTCCCCCGGCTCGATGCCGTACTTCTGACTCAGCGTGACAACGAGCTGTTCGTCGGAGAAATCCTTGTACTGCGGAAGCTGGCGGAAGTCGTCAAGTGTTGCCATCTGTCCCTCTTACCGGGTGTTGGGGCGTTGGAACGGAATCTGCGATTGGGTTGGAGCGAGAAGCCCCAACTCGCGCGCCAAGGCGTCGCGCTCAAGGAGCGCCCGAGTGCGGACGACCGGATTCATGCTACTGAGGTCTACCGCTCGGTCTGAGTTAAACTGCCGCAGCGCCGCAGCGGCCTCCGCTCTACCCGCATAAGGGTTTTGTGGCGCGGTAAAGTGTCCGCCCGATTGGCGCGGGGCGGGGGCGAGACTCAAGCCTGCTGCGGGGCGCTGCCCGTTTCGCTCGTTCTCCAACATGAGGTCGAGCTTGGTCGGCTCGACCGGGAGTCCAAGGTTCTTCTTCACACTGCGCAACACCTGATCGGACGCTTCGGGGTTGTTCTTCACAAAATCGTAGAACGCCTTAGTCGCCTCCGGGTCAGACGGCGTCCGCGTGTTATTGCCGCCGATGCTTGGAAACTTGCCGCGTTGAACCGCAAACGTGCTGCGAAGCATCTCCAAGTTCTGGGCAGCGCGGGCGATAGCGGTCCCGTCACCCGACGCCATTGCGAGCTGGTATCCCTCCCAGGCGCGATTGAGCTGCGTCTGTTCTTCGGGGGTCAAGCCGGACGCGTCCCCTGCACCGCCGCTTCCGCCGCGCGCTCGACCAAGCTCTGCGATGTATGCGTTAGCCTTTCGCTCCTCAAGCGCCAACTTGAGGCGAGCCAACTCCGACTCGTTGCCGTAATACGCTTTCTTCCAGGAGTTCTCATCGGCTTTCAAGCCGTGGTCGGCCTGCCAGCGGCGTTCGTCCTTAGCGGAGTTCGCTTGGTTCTGAAGGTACGGCATCACCTGATCGGTGTCGGCGTACACGAGCTGGTCCATCATTGCGCTGTTGATCTGCGCCTTGAAGTCCTCAGGGTTCAGCGGCTTGAACTGCGGAACGCCCTGTTCGCCACCCGTAAAAACACCCAGCGTCCCGCCCATGCGGGTCAGGTCGCCATAGCCGTGCTTCTTGGCGCCGTCGCGCAGCAGCGCAAAGTTGCGCGCGTCGTAGGGGTTGTCCAGCGCGGCGCGGTACGCCTTCAGCTCGTTGACCATTAACTCCCGCTGCGAGCGGATACCCTTGGCCCGCTCGGCTTCCTGCATCTGGAGGTCGAACTGCTGCTGCTGTCGCTGGTCTGCCGCATCCGCGCGCTGCTGCTCGCGCTGGCGGTTCATCTCGTTCGTGTACGCCCCGAGGGCGATGCCGAGGTTGTTCATGCCTTGCCTCCTTTGCCGCCCTTGCGTTTGCCGTAGCGCTTCTTCAGGCCCTTCTCGTTGATCTTCTCCAGCTTGTCCTTGCCGACTTCCTCCACTGCGTCGGCGTTGACGACGTACTCGCCCTTCGAGAGCCACGCCGGGATCGAGTCGGAGGTTTCCGTGCCGATGTCGGGGGTTGCGCCACCTTGGCGCATGTCGAGGCGAAGGCCGCGAGGTTGTTCGTGCGGCACCGGGCCACCATCGGCCCACAGATCGAGCGCAGAGCCGAGCAGGTACGCACCACCAACCCAAGGTAGGGCGGCGGCAGTCGAAGCAAGGCCCGCGCCAGCGGCACCGGCAGCAGAACCTGCGGCAAGAGATGTACCGCCTGCCCCTGCTGCTTCGGCGGCGAGCGTCGAAGTAAGCGCGGTGTCCCCGATTGCCTGCGTGGCAAGCGCCGTCGTCGGCGTGGCAGCAAGACCAGAACCCATCGCAGCCGTCTCGGCACCCCACAGCGCGTTCGCACCAGAGGCCGCAGCGGAGCCACCAAACAACCCACCCACGGCGTCACCGATCGCAGCACCCGCCTTGTCCATCAGCGGGTTGATGACGTGCTTGCCCAGCGCGTTCGCCCCAGCGTGCATGGCGATGGGCGCGGCGACGGCCATGACCTTGTCCCCAGCGGACATGTCGTCCATCTTGAACCCGGAGGGGCGGTCGCGCCAGTTACCCAGTTGCGGCATCGAAACTCCACCTACAGCGCCGCCGAGCGCAAAACGCGGCTCGTCGATGTAACCCCCATCGGCCTTGAACATGCCGCCTGCAATCTGCGCGCCGAACTGACCATAACCCTGCGCGTTCGCGTTGCTCTGCTGCTGCATTGCCCCACCCAACTGCCCATACTGAGCGCCGCTGGAGGCGAGCATTGAGGCCGACTGGGACGGCATTCCCGCCAAGCTGTTGTAGAAGTCCTGCGAGCGCGCCCACGCCATGTCATCACCGTACTGGGTCGCTTTGTTCTTGGCGGCAGCGATGTTTGCGGCGTTACCCAGCGCGGTCGCGCGCAGCGCACCGGAGAAGCGCGGGTCGTTCGGGTTCACCCCCATCGAGGACATCTGGCGTTCGACCGCTGCGCGCTCCATCCCCGCCGCTGCCGCCGCGTCCGTTCCGGCCCTGTTACGCAGGTCGCGGGTGTATTGTCCGCTCTGGGCGTCCGCCGCCATGTTCGAGAGGTTGCCAAGCGCCTGCGGCGCGTAGGCCGCGTACTGGTTGTACAGGTTGGTGGCGATGTCGGCCTGCACCCCGGCGAGCTTGTCCTGGTTGGCGTAGTACACCTGCCCGCTACCGCCACCTTTGTACAGTCGCTTCGACCCCGGAGGCGTGAAGAACTCCGGCTCCATCAATGGGTTGTTTCGATAGCCCATAGTCTCACACCTCTAGAATGCACACTTGATACCCCGTCTCGAACCCGGAACGGCGGTACAGTCTTGCTACCGATTCACGGCAGCGCGTTTCGATCCAGTCACACTTCAGCACCTGTGCGACCTCGATGAGTTTTTCCTTCAGGTCCGCGCCCCCGCGCCCAGCCCCGTACTGCACGTACAGCACGCGCTTGCGGGGGAAAACCGCCACCACGCAGGTCACGACGAACTCGACCTGACTGTCGACCACCTTGGCAACGGCGAGCATGCTGCCGCTACGCAACCCCTCGTGGATGTCTTCCAGCGTGTACTCCCCGCGCCCGTAGGGGATGGCCTGCGCCACCAGCGCGGAGACGGCGGGCCAGAGCGCGCCGGAGGCTTGCTCAGGTGTTAGTACGCCGAAGAAGGTCCGCTCGCTCATGTGTTTAGGTCGTAGCACGTTGCCTTGAATTTAGCACAGAAGCGAGCCGATATACAGGTCATGCTGGCGGCCCACCCGCCATGATGTCTTCAAGCGTTGTCAGGCTCGCCAGCGCGTCCTTTCCCGCCCACGACTGCGCGTAGATTGCCTGCCGGTGCAGCCCGATCAGGAGCAGCAGGGATTCAATCTCAGCATGCGTCATCTGGAGCGTGCCGTTGTCTCGCGTGCGGATCGCACTCGTGCCGGTGAGATACCCGCGCTCGTAGCCCTTCAGGATGAGCTGGAGTTCGGCCATGAATCGGTCGTCGGAGTGGAAGACGTGGCCGTTGTGGGGGTAGCCCGCCACGAGTTCGCGGTCGCGACACGCGTTCCACGATTGACGTTGGGACTCTCGGGCCGCGTCGAGGTTGGGGAGCCAGGATTTTGTGGCCCAATCCCATTTGTGATGTTCAGGTTTTGGAGGCGCGGAGTGTAGTGTTTTATTTCCCTCCCCATCAACCTCCACCCAGGAGTAGTCTGCAATGCCTGTGATGGTTGGTACCCACGGCATAGATGACTGCCCTTCCTGCACGTTTAGTGCCAATGAGCCCCCGACATCAGGCATTAACTTATCCACAATCCCCGTTGTGGTATCATAGATAACGTGCATGTTATACATCCGAAGCCACCGTTGAGAATGATTGGATAGATAACGAACCTGCCGAACAAGCAACTCTTGCGCCCCCGTCAGCCATCAGCGCCCACATGCGTATGGAGATAGTGTGGTTTCCGGGGCCAAGCCAATAGAACCTTTCGGTTATTTGGCCTGCACTCAGAGGGTAGGACTCACCCTGCGGCAAATTTGTCGCTAAATAATCTACGCGCACGTAGTCTATCCACAACTCCACTGATTTTGTTTGATAGCCGTAGCCATAGTTTGCGTGCCCCGTCCAGTGGTCTATGTAAAACGACCCGGTAAATGAAAACTTGAAAAGCCCGCCGTGGGCAAGCGACAGTGTGTATCGGAGCGCCTCTCCAGAAAGCCACTCTCCTTGCGTGTAAGGTAAGTTTATACTCTTTGCGCCATACGATATTTGTATCGGGATAATGAGCGCGGAACCTTTGAGGTTAAGCGCGTCAATCATTGCCACACCAGCCTTCAGGCTCGATGCTTCAATATCGCCCCGAGCCGTGACATTACGGAACTCCGCGTTGCCGTCACGGTAGATTCGCCAGCCCGCCGAGCCAGCAGCAAAGTTGCTGCTCCAGATGTCACCACCAATCTGCGCATTCCCAAGCGCCGCATTGGCGATCCAAGTAGTAACCTCGGACGGCGTGATAAACACACCTTGGTTCCACGGGCTGTAGACGGTCTGTGCAAGCCCGGCTTTTCCGATATACGGCAGCGCGATGTAAAAGTCAGTCGGCGCAATTGTAGATGTTCGCTTGACCCGCACTTCCATGTAGCACTTCACAGCGTTTGCCGGAACCGTAACAAAACCCCACAGGTGTTGCAGGTCCGAAAGGTTCTGCGTCCACGCCGTTTGGTTCGTTGCTTCGGATACACCCCCTGTAACAGGTACGTAGAGCGTAAACGAACCATCCGATAGCAAGAACGACGCTGTGAGTTGCGCGTCTCCACGATACACGCCGACACGGGCGCCAAGCTCCATTCGCTCCCCTGGGGCACAGGGAACGGCGAGATCTCCACAATATACTTGGCTTTCGTAAGCGCCCGACGCCGCCCCAGAAAAACCAAGCTTAATAGCCCCGTACCCTTTTGGCACCCCATTCTCGTTGAATGCGGCGCGAAACTCGCCAAGCACACATCCGGGGCCGAGGGCGTGCCCCCAGCCCGCAAGGGAGTCTTTCAGCATCGAGTTTCGCAGCAGGTTGTTGCCCCGGCTCCCTGTATAGTTCGAGTCGTTTGCGCCGACCGTAGCGCCGTTCTCTGGCCTTCCAGACCCCGTTACACTCGACCAATCTGCCCTCTTCGCCGCCTCGGCGCTGATCTTGTTCAGCAGCGCCTGCCGATCTGCATACAGATTCGACCAGTTGGCGCGGAAGGTCGAGCCGACAATCGTGGTCGTCGTGGCAAGGTTCGCGTCCGTGATCCAGATCGGAGGCGTCGCGCCGATGGTATAGGCCGTGCCTGCATTCAGGTACGTGCCGAGTGCCTGGAAAGCGTCGTCATACGTGGTCTTTTCGGTCGTGATGCTGAAGCCGTCCGCTTGCGTACGAATCCCTGTACGCTCCGCGTAGATGGCATCCCACTCAGCACGAACGGACTGCTTTTCGACGGGCGTGAGCTTACTGTCTGCTGCGATATCCGCAAGAAGCGCATTTGCCGCCGCAGCCGAATCCTTTGCCGCCTCAACCTCCGTCACCTCCTCGAAGCGAAGATCCTGCACCTCCCAATAGCCAACCGTGCCGCCGTAGTTGCGCAGGAACAGCGGGCGAACCAGCGTTACGTCAGCCTGCCAGTCCGCCGTGGTCCAGATATAGGAATACTCGCCCCAGGCGTCCGTTCCGAAGTTGGTGTTATGAACACCGGGAGTTACGGATGCCGGTTTGTACGGGGCGAGACCTGTATTGCCGGGGCCGAAGACACCGGGGCTGATGTACTGGCGCAAGGCAAAGTACAGCGTGCCGTCTGCACCAGCCTGCGGGCGAGCCCAGAAGCGCACGCGATATTTCTTGGTCCTGTCCAGGGGGATATACCGAAGTTGCTCCGGGTTGCTATGTCCGGTATTCAGGCGAAGAACGAGCGATCCGACCTTGCCGTCCGTTACGGTTTCAAAGGTATGGTGCCCCGGATACCAAGTTGCGGTCGAAAACGGATCGGCAAGGTTTGAACCAACAGTCGCGCCTGCCGCAGCGGTGCTCTTTTCCAGGCGGACGAGCGTCACCTGATCCTTGTACGTGCCGTTGACCGTGCAAGTCACCGTAGCCGATTTGGCCGTGCCGAACTGAGCAGCCGTGATCGTCTGCGTGTTCGTTGTGGATGCGACAGGGTTGGATTGCAGGCCGGAGAACGCCCAGGCATAGGTCGGGCTGGTGACGCCGCTCACAGAGGCGGTCAGCACAATGTCCGCCTGAGAGCCGTCGAGAACACCGTCCGTTGCAGTGAACGTCGTTGCCCGGCTGGAAGTCACCACTACTGCCGGACCTTGTGCGCCCGCTGTACCCGCCTTGGACTTCGACAGCACGAATCGTTTGACGACGCTCGCGTAGCCGCTGCGCGTGGCAGTCAGATCCACGTACCCTGTGTCCGCAGAAAGCCCGCTTACGGTGTAGGTCTTGCCAGAGAGCACGCCGCTCACGTTCGACGTGGTAGCCGTCACCGTCCAGTTTGCGGAGTCGTTCGATGTGCCGTTGTAGATCGTGATCGTGGTTGCCGCGCCGGAGTAGTTGCCATTGTTCCCAGCGCTGTCGGTCGGGACGACGTGGGACTCGTTCGAGAGCACCGCAACGACTGCGTTCGCGCCATCCGCACCCTTGACGGCGTAGAGCGTCCACCACGTATTTCCACCACCCGAAGAAGGTGGTTGGTTTCCGCTGGCTGCGGTGTGCGCAACGAGGCAGGACCACCCGTTGCCGTCCTTGAGAACGATGTCACCAAGCGCATACGCGGTCGAAGTCGTCCAGGCTCCACGAAACACGTTCCGGGTTGCGCCATCTTGCGGCTTGGTTGCGCCCTGGACGTTCGACCAGTTCGTCAGCCCGGTAAATTCCGCCCCGGTCGGCCCGATAGCAAACGGAACATATCCGCCAAGCCCCGGCATCGTCATGACGAACTTGTCGGCCTGAACGATGAACTCGGAGGTGGCGCCCCCGTTTTGGCCTTCTGCGCCGAGCGCGATGCCCGCGATGTAGGGCTTGCCGGTTCCGCTGTCGATCTGCGCGCGCACCATCCACGTCGAGGACACCTGCCCCGCCAGCGTAGAGCGCGTGTTGGACTCTTGGGCGAGCGCCGCGCGGATGGTCTGCCCGCCAGAGGTCAGCACCTCGGCCTCGATCTGGTTCCACTTGTACGCTTGAGCCGTCGTCCAGTTGGCAATCAGGTTCTGCCCGGACTGGCTGATTGAGGTCGAAACCCCGGTGATCTGCGCGAGCGCGGTGTTCACTGCACTGACAATGGCGAGGTCGTTGTTCGTGCGCGTGGTCGCTTCTGATGTGATCGCGGTGTTCGCGTTGTCGATCCGGCCCGCCTGGGTGGAGATGCTTTGCGTGAGCGCAAGGTCTGCGTTTACGCGCAACCCCGTTTCGGTCGTGATCGCCGCTTCCGCATCGCCCATGCGCCCGGACAACCCGCTGATCGCGTTCGCGTTCGCTTGATCCCCCGTTACCCGCAGCGACGCCTCTTCAACAATGTCGGCTTCAACATCACCAACTCGCCCCGATAGTGTCGATATGCTGGAGGCGAGAACGCCGTCCTGCGCCACGCGAGCGGTGCGTTCGTCGTAGATTAGGCCCGATGAAAGGGTTGCGAGTGTCGCGCCGGAAGGGTCGGTCATGCCTACGAGTTTCACCGCCAAGTTTTGGCGTGCCGTGACCTCCGTGGCGTCCGCCGACGAGCGAGCTTGCCGCTCGTCGTAGATCAGACCAGAAGTGAGGGTGGCGAGGGTTGCGCTCGACGGGTCTTGCAAGCCGGTGAGCTTCGTGGAGAGCGCCTGCCGTGCGGTCGCCTGGGTGTTATCACCTGCTATGCGCAACGAAGCTTCCGTCGAAATGTCGGCTTCAGCGTCATCAACTCGACCGGACAGGGTGGAAATGCTGGTCGCCAGCAGCCCGTCTTGGGAGGCGCGAGCGGTGCGCTCGTCGTAGATCAAGCCCGAAGAAAGGGTTGCGAGCGTTGCAGAGGCGGGGTCCGCAAGGCCGGTGAGCTTCACTGCCAAGTTTTGGCGTGCAGTGACTTCTGTGGAGTCTGCCGACGAGCGAGCTTGCCGCTCGTCGTACAACAAGCCGGAAGAGAGGGTTGCCAACGTGGCGGATGCCGGGTCTTGCAGGCCGGTGAGCTTGGTCGAAAGTGCGCGGCGCGAGGTGGCTTCTGCGTCGATCGCAGAGGTGCGCGCAAGGGATTCTTCCAGCAGGGCGGCGGACGATGCGCCCGGTGACGGACGCCCCACGGCAACCCAGTCGACGTCATACCCGTTGCCCGCATCCTGGACGGTCGAAAGGTCGACACGTACCCGGTCAATTACCCCGGACCACGGCAGGTTGATTGTGACTAGGCCGATACCGTTGCCGTCGTAGGTCGGCTCGGAGATCGTGGTTTTGCGGGCGGAATCCCATGTCGAGTCCGCTGCCGTGCGCCACCAGAGTTCCCCGGCCCACGTCGGAGTGCCCGTTTTTCGGATGCGAAGACGAACTTGCGTGTATTGCGCGCCGTCCGCAGCGATGCCGGTCGGCGAGACGAGGTAGGGGTCGGTCGCGTTCGCGGGGCGCAGCCACCCGCCCGAGACGGTCGGCGTGCCGTTTCCGGTCCAGCCCTCATCCCCGGAGTCGAAGTACCAAATTTTCTTGTAGTCGAACTGCTCACCGGCCCCGGCCGACAGCAGGGTGATCTGTTGCGCGAGACCTTGGTCGGCAGCGGTGCGCGCGGTGCGCTCCTGGTACAGCAGGCCGGATGTGATTGCGCTGAGATCGCCCCCCTCGTATGTTCCGCGCATCTGCGAGGCGAGCGTTTGCCGTGCGGACGCCTCTGACGAAACGGCCGTCGAGACCGTTTCAATTTCATCGCCGAGGGTGGCGAGGCTGTTGCCCACTGAGGTTTGAAGCGAGGTGACGGACTGCGCCACGGTCTCATCGCCGCTAACGCGCGCCACGCGCTCCTGGTACAGTAGTCCAGAAGGTACGGCGCCGAGATCACCCCCCTCGTACGTTCCGCGCAACTGGGCGGCAAGGGTCTGCCGTGCGGTGGCTTCCGCAGAGTCGGCGCCAGCAAGGGCGGTTAGTGTGTCTTGAATCGCGGAAATACTTCCGCCGACCGACGCAGAGAGGTTTGTGACGCTTTGTGCGATCGCGTCGTCTGCGCTTTGTCGCTCAGTCGCTTCTTGACTGATGGCCGTTCCTCGGTCCGCAGCTTCGTTCAGCAATGCTTGCATGCGTGCCGCCGACTCGGCCTGAACGGCGGCAGCTCGGTCGATTATTTCCTGTTCCAGATCACCCACAACGGCCTGAACGGCTAGGGCGCGAGCTGTTTCCTCTGCCTGCACGGCCGCTATGCGGTCAAGAACCTCTTGTGCGATTTCGGCGGCTCGGGCTTGGCCTTCTGCCACGATGGCTGCAATCCGCTCCTGTCTCTCCTGCGCAACCGCCTGCGTCGCCTCGGTATCAACCCGCTGGATGGCTTGGGTGAGTTTGTTGTACAGCTCGGTTGAGACCAGCCACTGTTGCACGGCGGCAGGCGTGTTCCCGCCCGACATTTCCGCTGTCGCGCGAGTGAGTTGTGAGAGTGCGTATCCGGGCGACTGCGCCGTTCGCAGGATGTCAGATACCGCCGCAGCGAACTGTCGGGTTGCCGGGTCTTGAATGGCCGTCGTTGCGGGCAGGCTGGGAGAAAGCGGGGTAATTTGTTGTGCCATTACACACCCTTCAGTTCAGCGAAAGATTGGGCAAGCGAGACTTCGCGCACGACCGCCGTGCCGGTGAGCTTCACCGACCAGCGATAGGCTGGGCCGTTGGGCGGTAGGCGAAAGTTCGTGCGCCCGGAAACGGCGACCGTCCCGCGAAGAACCCCGTCCGCGTAGACTTCGAGCGTCGCAGTGCCCACGGCATCCACCACCCCGCAGGCGAATCCAATAGGCAGCGGGAACAGCCGTTCCCCGGAACGCCACTCGTATGCAAGGTCTGTGCTCGACCCGGCGAACTCCGCGAACCCGGTTGCCGTGGTGACGAAAAGCTGGTCGGTCGTGCCCGACACCGCAGCGTTGTAGAGGCTTTGGCCTGCATCGAGCCGGGAGTACGAACCGGCCGCTTCGTCCAGACGCAGAATGAACGGGGTTGCGCTGGAGGCCGTTGGATAGCTCGGGTCGATCAGACCGAGCACCTTGCCGTCGTGGTGCGCCAAGCGCATGTTGAGCCGCGCAGCGCTGTACTTCTCGCGCCAGTCCTTGCGAGTGAAAAGGCTCTGCGACTCCTTCATCGACGGTTGCCCGCCGTAAACCGATACCAGTCCGTCATTGGACGCGAACACCGCCGCGCCCTCGATGCGGCTCATTGCCGTGGAGGACCATCCGGCCTGCTCGACCGGGAGAAGCTGCTGGCTCATCTGCGTGGGGTGAGCGCCCGACACGAGATAGCACTGCGCCTGTGTCGTCACCAGGATGCCGCCTTCGACCGCGACGATGCCGACGACCCCGTGCGGTAGCGTCATGCGGTACGGCCACGCATGAGGCCGGTACGGCTCGCTGAACACAATGTCCTTGCCCGAGCCGACTGCGAAGAAGCCGTTTCCGACGTAGGTCAGATTGTTCGGCAGCGCGGGCGGCGTGTCCCACTCGGTCGAGGTGAGGTTCGTCGTGGTCTGCGGGGCATCCGACGCGTCGGTGATACTCGCCACACCCCCGACGAGCGGTGCTGGTGTTGAATTGACAAGGAAATATTCGGTTGCGCCCTGCACGCTTTGGTAGGTTCGATACAGGTTGATGCCAACCAAAGCTTGTTGCCCCGCTGGCGGGGAATATGTCACGGTGTAGGTGTGGGTTTGCCCTTCACCTCGGTAAACCGGCACCGGATCAGATGGAGCGGACTCCTCGCCCCACACGTTTACGGCGGTGACAACGACAAATACACTTTCGGGGTCGCCCCCAGTCTCCGGGCCGGCCACCACCGAAGGGGTTGTGGGAATACTAACCCCTAGATCAAACGCCGCAGATGGCGGACCAGGATTGAGGTTGATTGCCGTCATCCCCACCAGCGTCGCCACCTTCAGCGTTTGCCCCTGCGTGTGGTAAATCAACCGGTTCGCAGTGTCGTCAATCGTCGGGTGCAGGTATGCCCGCGTGGGCATGTTCCAAGCGTAGAAGTTCACCCCGTCCGCCGTGAACAGCGCGCGGCAGGGTTGTGCGGTGGCGCCCACCGTGTAGTGGGTTCCTAGCGCCTTGAGTGGGCGCAGCTCGCCGTGTGCGAACTCGCAGTTGATCGCGGTCTGTGCGGCGTCCTCGGGCAGGCGGTCAGCCGGGAGGCGGGGAATCTCGCCGTTGAACTTGCGGATGGAGAGCGTCGTCATCGAACCCCCCAGGCGCGCAGCCACGTCCGCTGCCACGCGAACACGATGCGCAGGTTCGTCGTCAGCACCGATTCAATCGCTTCGCTCCAGCGGCAGGCGTCATTGATCGGCTTGAAGTGCTCCGCCTTCCATGCGGCCATGTCAGTAATCTTGGCGTTCATTGCGCGGCTCCCGGTGTCCGGTTTTCCAGCGACACCCTTCGACCATCGGCCTAGACTTCAGGCACCGATGGCTCCAGCTCGGATAGATGTACTGGCTCTGCTTGTGCGTGCACTGACGGCAGCACAGCGGTAGTTCTTGTGCGCTCATGCCCACCCTTCCTTGCGCTGCTTAATGCGCTGGTAAAGGCTCACAGCGCCCGACCACAGGACCACCAGCAGCACCCCATAGACGGGCTGGATACCCAGCGCGAGCGCTACGGCTTGCCCTGTCTCGGTCGATTCGCTCAACGTGCCCAGCACTGTCGCCAGCACGGCAGCGGTGCTCGCCTGCGCGATGGGGCTTTTCTTCAGGCTCGACTCAGGCTCGACTTCCTGCGGCATGGGCTGCGAGTCGTCCGACAGGTACAGGGCGGCTTCCCTCGCGCGGCGCGAGGTCAGACCATCGACCACCTGGAGCACGCCGTTGATGCGCGACTTGTTCCACAGCGCGAAAGCTCGCGCGGCAGACTGGCGGTCGCCTTCGTTGTGGCGTTTTAGGACGGTGGATTTTGCGAATCCAGCAAGGCCGATGTTGTAGGCAAGACTCACCATCGCGCCGAGTTCGTTCTCGGAGGCGTCGCGCTTGAGTACGCGCTGAACCCCGTCCGTGAACTCGGTCAGGTCTTCCACAAGCCATGCGTCGGCTTGTTCCTGCGTGCAGGTGTCGCCCATCTTCACGCCGCGCGTGTGGCCCCAGCCGATCGTCGGCACGCCGGCAGGGCAGCGGTACGCCTTGAGCTTGCAGCCTTCCGAGCGCGCGATCTCAGCAACAGCCTCCCATGCAATCGGCCAAGCAAGTTTTTGGTTCGGGGTCATCGCACCACCTCATTCAAATAGCGATTCAGGTCACGCAGCGTTCCGGGGTTGTAGAGTTCCGGGTTCGGAACGCCGCCTGCCTGGGCGATCCACTCCGAGCAAAACGCAGCGCCTTTGTTGTTGATGCCCCGATTGAACACTTGCGACCCGACCAGCCCGATCCAGTCGTAGGTCTGCCCTTGCGTTGCTGCGAAGTGCGCGATGATCTGGTCCGGCGTAATCCACTTACACGGCTCGATGGTCCAGTGCTCCAGCTTGGCGAGCGTCTTTCTGGAAGACTGCGAGCGCACGCCGCCGTCACGAATGGTCGACGCAAAAGTTGTGTCGCCTAACAGCAGTTCGGAGTGCGACTCCTTGCGCCCGGTCCATGCGCGGATCACCGCGTTGCCAACCGTGCCGTCCCCGACGTAGGAACAGAGATAGATCATGTGCGCCTCCAGATCGCGCGCTTAGGGAGCGGGTCAGGCAGTTCATGGAACAACGACTTGCGCGAGCAGCGTTTCTGTCACCCAGAATGGGTGGCATTGGTGGCGAGCATACATCTCGACGCGATCACCAGAATCAGCCTCCACGTACCACGGCCCCCAAGCCTGCGGCCCGAGCGGGCGCTTGAACTTCATGCCGAGCTTTTCGCCCCGGTACTCGATCAGCGCAATCCGTGGGATGCCGCCGTCACGCGAAATCCGCGCATAGGTCTCGATGAAATCGCAGTCGCGGCGCTTGTCCAGCGTGCCCGAGACCGTCACGCATCCGCCGTCACAATCGGTATCGACCACCGCGAATGCGAGGACCGGCGATGCTTTGCTTTCCGCCCACGGCCCGACCAGCAGTGCGAAGACAATGGCCCCGAGCACCAGCAGCCAGTAAGGGATCGAGGCATCGACCAGTTTTCGCATCAGCGCACCCCTCTCAGAAAACGGTCGTGCATGTCCATGTAGAGCGCCAGTGCCCTTGGACCGGAGTGCGCGGACAGGCTAATAACGATGGCCGAAGGCCACCCATCAAGCCCCTGCCACTGGCACACGAAGAACGCGATGGACCCAGCGAAACTGCACACCAACACGTCCACAACGAAATCCACCCCACGCAGAACTTCACCGTTCTTCAGGCGCTGCGCGACATGGACCGCACCGCCCCATAGGGACAGTGCGATGGCGTAGACCCACGGCAGGTATTCCTGGACCCATCCGAACCGCTCGTTCATCCTGCGCCCCTTACGTTGGGGTTCGTGCCGGCACTGTTGCGATTCACGTCGGCGGCTTGCTCGGCTGCGGTGCGCGCGGTCATTTGCGCGTTGAAGGCTTGGTAGTACGCCACCGCAAGGTTCGCGTTAGCGACGTATTCGGCATCTTTCGAGTAGCAGCGGTACAGCGTGTAGTTGACGATCGCAGGCACCCACGTGCCGTCCAGATCGAGCGTGCCGTTCTCGGTGGCGTTGGCCGGCTCGGCCGAATACACCACCTCCAGCGAACCAGTGCCGCTCGAAGGCTGCGGCGGATAGACGTAGAAGACCTTCTGGTTCTGCGGGTCGAACGTGTAGTGCTTGACCTCGGCGCTCGCCGTGGAGGCGTGCCAGCCTGGGAGCTGGGCGTCCAGAATCTCGCGGGTCACGGCGCGCGGCGCGGTGCCTGCCGTGGCGCCACCCACACCCATGTTGCGAACGATGTCGATCAGGGTTGTGCCGTCCGCAGGGATGCCCTGTTTGGTCCCGGCAACCAGATTCACCACGCTCGTCTTGACGCAGGCGTCAGGCTTGAAAAAGCACACCTCCCGCGCGGCGTCGGTGATGTACTGGAGTTTTTCGGCCAGCGGCCAGCGGATATGCGTCGTGTCTTGCAGGAGCTGCGACACCCGCGTGACGACGTCGTTGACTTGGATTGCAGCCATGCGCTACCTCAAACAAAAGCGCGGGGCTCAACCCGCAAATTGGCCCTGGAGAACCCCTTGTTGCGCTCGACCGCCGCCGCGTTCACCCCTGCGTTGAACCGCCCGGTGTAGTAGATCGCCGCCTGCGGGTCGTAGAACGCGTGCCCCATCATGGCTTTGAGTCGTGAGAGCGTGCCGTGCTTGATGACCTCAAAGTGCTGGTCGTAGATCGCATCTGGGACGACCCCGTCCGTGCGGGTCGGGGCATACGCCACGGTGGCGGTCAGTGTGCCGGTCGCATCCGGTACGGGGGTGAGGCGGAAGGTCTCTGGGTTCACCACGACAAAACCGACCGGGCTACCCTGCACGGTGCGCCACTGCGGCAACGCGCGTTCGACTTGCTCAAGGGTCAGGGGTGGCAGGGTGCCCTCCCCGTCGATGTTGACGCTCACGATCTGCACGATCTGGCGTCCGGTTGGGGCGGATAGTGCGTACTCCGCAACCCCCTCGGTAAGCGTCACCGGATCAGCCTCTTCCTGCCAGTACAGGCTCTTGCGACAGAACTCGATGACGGCCGTGCGCACCGCCGACAGAATCAGCGGATTGGACGCGCCGGAACACTCCACCGCGATGTCCGGGATGAAGGTCTCAAGCGCGACCGTCATGCTTATTCACCCACGTCCAGGTCGTCGAGAAAGTCCGGGATTTCGCCCAGATCGTCGGCCTCGACTTCGGGCACTTCGACCGGCGCGGCCTTTTTAGCACGGGGCTTGCGGGTCGGCTTCTCGACCTCTACTTCGACAGGTGTCTGGGCTGCGTCGGCGAAGAACGCTTCGCCTTCGTGGGTCAGGTAGACCTGACCGCTGACGACCTCGGCCAGCACGACGTGCTTGCGGTCGACAACGGCGATGAATTTGGGGAAGCAGTTCTGAACGCGCGGGTCGTCGTTCAGCTTGTCGTAGAGACTCATGTGGGGCTCCGAAATGGGGCTTTGCGCTTGTCCGAATATACTGTTTAGGCGTAAGCGGGTCAATGGGCTGCAAAAACAAAACAGGGGCCGAAGCCCCTGTTCCACGTGTTACGGTCGTAGCACGTTAGTTAACCAGTGCAACAGCCAGGGCCTTCGGCAGGAGAGTTTTCCAGCCCATGACGTTCAATCCACGTACGAGGTCCCCGAAGTCGCGAGGATTTCGCAGAGTCTCGAGTTTCGTCATCTGGCTAGCGAAGGTCACAGCGCTCTTGTGGCCGGCCATGAGCACGCGACGAGCAGCCGTACCGGCAGCGGCATCGCCCCAGTAGTCCTTAGTCGCCGCAGCGGCCGGGAGCTGGTTGGTGACGTACACCATGAAGCGGTCGATCATGCCGATCTTGCCGTTACGAACCATCGACTTGTCGTCACCCATGAACTGCGCTTGCGCGAGGTTCGACTGCATCAGCAGGTTGCGGGTGTACGGGTCGATCAGCAGCCAGCGGTCGGTCTCGGGGACGTTCTGCTCGTCCAGCACGCCAGCAAGGGCGGTCAGGGTCTGAAGAACGTTCGAGCCGGTCAGCGCGATCGGCGAAGCGGCGGTGCCCAGGTTGTACTTGCCGGTCTTGGCGCCCGCAGTGGCGCCCTGGTTGGCCGCGTCGGCGGTCGAGCTGATGCCCGGAAGGGCCGCGCTGTCGCCGTGGATCACCGCCTTGTCGATGGCGATCTTCATCTGCATGGCCGCGTCGTTGGAGAAGGTCTCCATCATGTTCGGCTTGGACTGATGAACGATGACGTCGTTGACCTGGAACTGGAACGACTTGGCGCGGTCGATGACCAGCTCGACGGTCGACGGAGTCGGCACGGCGTAGTTCAGATCGCCACCGATCTTGTAGTCGGCGATGGCGATATCCGGCACGTTGTTGATCACGACCTTGTCGCCCAGGTTGGCGATGTCGCCCTGGAAGTCGGTGTTGGTGATCTCGGTCAGGCAGGTCGAGGTGTAGAACTTGCGGTTGAGCTTGGAAGCCCACAGCGTCGGGATGAAAGTACCCGAGTAGTTCACGCCAGCGTAGTTACCACCAGCGGTGGTGGGGGTGCCGTGGTAGCCAACCAGCGGGGCGGAAGCGGTTACAGTAGCCATGTTGGATTACTCCTTGGATTCAATAAGGGTCGTCTCGTACATGGCTCCGGGGCTCACCACTGAACGCGGCCTTCTGCGAGCGCCTGCTCGGCCTGCGCCACGAGGGCGTCGGCTTTCGCTTGACCCATGTCGCGGATGTTGCGCGGGTCGTAGGCGCGCTCGAATTCAGCGCGGGTCCAGATTTTCCCAGCGGGCGCAGTAGGCGCGCTGGCGGTTGCCTTGGCCGGAGCCACTTGACGCTCCAGTTCCTGGCGGACTTGTTGACGCTGCTGCGTCTGACCTTGTTTACCCGTCAACACCTTGTAGGCATTGAACACGTTCGCCACCCGGTCAGCGTCGAGATTCTGCGCGGCAGCATCGAGTGCGGCCTGACGCGTCACCCCGTACACCGGGTCGGCTTCGCCCAGCCACGACAGGAAACCCTGATCCACGTTCACCGCCTCATAATCGGGAACGAGTTGGGCGAGTCGGTTCACGAACCGATCCTGCGCGCTGGTGGCAACCTGCTGGTCGACGTTCGACAGTCGTCCTTCGAGCTGCTTGATGTATGCCTGCATCTGCGCGGTCTGTTGCGCCACGAGGGCTTCAGCCATACGCTTCGCACGACGATCGACAGCTTCGATCAAATCCTCGCCAAAAACTTCGGCGTCGTTGTCTTTCTCTGCCGCTTCCGCCTCTTTCGTCTTGGCGGTCTTCAGGGTCTCGACCTCGGAGGCCAGATTCTGGAGGTGGTGCTTGAGGGTCTGGACTTCCTGCGCCTGCTGCTGGTTCAAACCGTGCAGGGCGTTGGCGCGACTGCGCCAGTAGTCCACATCCTCCTCGCGTCCAGGCTTGGCTTTGAGTTCAGGCTGCTGTTGCGGCTCTTGCGGTTCAGGTGCGGGCTGCTCGGTCTGAACAGGCTCGACAACCGGCTGATCAACAACCTCGGCGGAACCTTCGGTGACGTCACCTTCGGGCTGTCCGTACAGTTGCTTCTCCAGTGCTTCGGCTTCGTCGATCTGGCGCTGAATCGCTTCGGGGAATTTACTCACTTGAGTCTCCATCGCTTCCGGGTTGGCCGGGGAGCTTGGGTTGAAAAATCATCGTCTCGCCAGCTTTGCCGCCAACACTTCACCGTTCTCGATGAGGTCGACCAGCTCTGCTGCAAGCGCCGCCCTGCCCTGCATGGTCCGCCACACGTCCTCATGGGGGGTCTGACACATCACCTCCTGAGCGTCCTGTCGGCAAGCCTTCAGGTGCGCCACAACGGCGGCAAAGTCAGGCGACCTCAACTTGAGGAAGGTGGTCGCGGTATGCAGGTCAACACGGTTCATACTGTAGCTATATACATGCTTACACGTAAGCACGTCAAGTGTGTTGGTGCCGATTGTCTCGGCGCCCCGGAACCTGCCGGGTCAGGTGCGCGCCCGTGTGAGGGGCGCGCGAGGGGGATTAAAGTTTTCGGATTGTCACGTTTGACCACTCCGTCCCAGATGTCCCCCCGTACCGCGTCAGCGACACGGCTATGTTGGTCACTGCCGTCCCGTTGACCTCGCGCGGAATGCGGAAATTAAACAGCACACGCCGCCACGTCGCAAACCCCGTCGCCGCATATTTTTTGGAAATGCTCCACGCGCCGCCTATGGTGTTAATAATCACTTCGCATGTGTCGGTCGCTCCGTCAGTAGCGCCCTTGCAGTAACCGTTGAATTGGAAAATTTCCCCTGCAAAACCATTCCTCGTACAGTCTCGGATTGTGTAATAGGGGGCATTTTTCCCAGGGAGGATTGTTACTTTTGCCCCATTATTGTATCCGCCTGTTGGCGAAATCGTGTTCCACGTGCCGCCGAGCTTTTCCCACAGACCTGTGTTTCCATCTGACAAGCCCGCGAACGACCCAGCACCAAATAGCAAATCCAGTCGGTGAGTTGAGTTTGTCACATACGGCAAGCTCGACGGCAGCACTATATCCAGCAGCCCAGCGTCTCGTTTTTCGACAACATAGTCCAGCCACGCTGTATAGTCCGCCAGCGAAATTTTTCCTGCGGTGCCAATTAAACCGGCATGGTTCATCACGCGGACTGATTTTTTTTCCGCGATGCAGATGTCGATGAGCTCTTTAGATGTTGCGAGGGTCTGCTCGTCGATCGTGAAATGACTACGCCCGTATCGGTACAAATTCGGCTCGCTCGTGATCGGGACGGCAGTAGGGCCGCTATACGCTTCTGCCAAATCGTAGTGGCTCATCAGCAGGCGGCCGACCTCGCCGCGCCAATCGTCCAGCACGAGCAGCTTATCGAGCGCGGTCGGGGACAGCCCCGGCATTGCCCAGCCTTTTACGTCCATGCCGTTTTGCTGCGCGATCTCTTTGCAGGTCACTATTTCATCGTACATCCCATTATATGTATCGGGATATACGTCATGCGTCATGCCGTGCGTGAAGAACTCCATTCCATCCTGCTGCCAAGCAGCGACTGTCGCCCACGTAGGATTTGTCGGAGTTGTGCCATCCAACTCGGTCACATGGCAGTTCATCTGATACGGCAGCGCACGCGCGTCAAGTAGAGGCTTTACCGTGCCCTGGAACGCCTTGGTGTGGTGGTCGAATCTCAGAGCAAGCGCCCCTTTTTCTCCGACGCCGAGCCGCCCCCGTCGCCGAAAATCGTAATCCATCCGCGACAGCTCGCGATCAAAGTCCGTCCTCAACTGCTCATGCCCGGCTGAGATGCTCATCCTTTTTGCAATCCCCCCACCCGGGCTCGTTGTAGCCCGGACAAGGCCAAGGCTCTTGCCGTCGACGTTGAGGTCGGTGATTTCACCTTGGGAACCCACAACCCCGTAGATGTCATTGATGAGTGTTGTTTGTGTCATTTCATGAAGTCCTCATGGGGCTGAAAGTGTCCGTTACGGGTGTGCCATCCGCCAAGCGCTGCCCGGAGTCCGTTGTCGGCCCCGCTTGCGGCGAGCCGCCCGCGCGAGGGGGGTTAGGTTAGCCTAAATTGACTTCGACCGCCCCGGCGTCAGACACCGTGAGCTTGTATAGCGTGCCGTTCGGGCTGCGCAGGATGATTCCGCGCCCCTGCCCCTGCAACTCGATGTCGCGATCGCCAACTGCCACAGTGTTGATCCGCGCGGAGGTCGTGTATGCGCCCAGCGCGACGCTGCGCGTGTGTGTCGCCGACGCCTCCCGACCCACGGCTACAGAATCTTGCCCCGAGGCGGTCGCCTGACGCGCCAGTGCACATGAGGACGATCCGGTCGCCGTGGCTAAGTAGCCTGCGGCGGTTGTCATCAAGCCCGCCGCGTTTGCCTTTTCGCCAACAGCGACCGAATCGTTCCCCGCAGCCTGCACGGCTAACCCGATACCTAACGCGCGGGCACCAGTAACCGACGCATACGATCCCGAATAACCAGCCGGCGCAATCAGCGCAGAGTTTGCGCCCGCAATTGTCCCGTTCGGGCAAATCACTAGCTGGCTGATATCCGTGCTTTTCGCGCCTTGACCGATTACCGTCGCATTTGCCGTGTTGGCTTCTGATAACAGGCCGACAGCGAGGGACGATCCGGCACGTGTCGATTTGCCGCCTAATACCCAACCAGGATCCTCCGCCCGCTTTTGTGCGGAAAACGACTGGTTCAGCGGCAGCGAAAAAAATCGCCCTGCGGTCGCCGCGTCGCGCGCCACCAGCCCGCCACTGAACAGATACAGCGCGCGCAAATCCGGCAGCGTGCGGTCCCATTCCTTTACCACCCCGCCGGACGCGCTCCCGGCATGTGTTGCCACAATCCGGCCCGGAACCGCGGCGACACCGTTGGACACCAATTCGGTGTTGGGCGAGAAAATCACATATGCCCATTCGCCAACCCGGATGCCCATTTGCGCGACGTGCGACAACGAGGGTTGCCGCTCATGGAAATCGACAACCAGCTCAACTGTTGGCGTGGTGGCATACGTAGAGTTGCGTCGCATGACTGCGGTGCCGTCCGGGCGACTATCTGTGCCGAGTACAATCCCGCTTGGTGTAGCAGTCATCGTCGTGTAGTTTGGCTCTCCGCTCGTCGCGTCGATGGCCATCGGGTATGCAGAGGTCGGCAGCACAGTCCACGTCGCGCCGAGATTGTCCGAATACCACAGTCCGACGAACCCGCCGTCCGCGGAGTGCACCCACAGCCGTGGCGTCGTGGCATGCCATGAGTCGATGCAGCATCCGTGCATATGCGCGTTGCTGTTGCTGACGATGGTGTATTTGTCGCGCTGGTCAAAAATTTTTGTGAAGTTTCGACCGTAGTCTGTGCTGAGGTAGCCGTTATGTGCAGCCGGCTTTGTCGATCCATACTCCGTGACTAGAACATATTGGCCCGAAACGTCAAATCCCCACGACGCGAATCTTGCTTGACCGACTACGTAGGTCTCGGCGGTCAAAACGCTAGTCCACACGCAAGCATTTGACCCCCATCCCGCCGAGCGGAACATCTCTCGCCCAGCATTGAGCAAAACTTCGCCGTCTCCCATTTCGTAGATCGCGGCTGACTGCCATGGGATAACTGCTGGCGTTGCGCCGCCCGAACTCCATGCTGCGCCGTCCGCGCTGCGATACAACTCAGTGCCTCCCGTATTGACAGCGATTAGCATCCCGCCCACTACGCCGAGGATTCCACCGCCATGCGGGAGCGCAATCTCCTCGTGGTACAGCAGAGCACCGACCGGATTGCCTAAATGCGCGCCCATCGAGGCCGACAATCTAACCCCCCCACCCGGACCCGTTGTAGCCCGAACAAGGTCCATGTTCTTGCCGTCGATGTTGAGGTCGGTGATTTCACCTTGGGAACCCACAACCCCGTAGATGTCATTGATGAGTGTTGTTTGTGTCATTTCATGAAGTCCTCATGGGGCTGAAAGTGTCCGTTACGGGTGTGCCATCCGCCAAGCGCTGTCCAGAGTCCGTTGTCGGTCCCGCCTGCGGTGAGCCGCCCTGACCTGGAGGGGGTTGCATCAGCATCCCCTGCTGCGCCATCTGAGCCTGCTGGATCATCGCCTGCGCCTGCGCCACCATCGCACGGGCCTTGGCAATCTCGGGGCTGGGGACGATCCTGTCGGCGTTCATGTCTAGCGTCTTGGCCTGCTCGCGCAGCAGCGCGGCCACCCCTTCGACACCCATGATCTGCTGGGCCATCGGGTTGGTAAGCGCGATCTGCATCATCTCGTTGCGGCGCTGCGCGGCGGCTTCCTTCACCACCAGGGCGTTCGCACCCTTGGCGACGACCTTCACGTCACCCTTGAGGTCCGGGTCGTCCGAGTAGCGCATGTTCCACATCCAGAGCCGCTCGACGGCGGGCTGGATGACGTGGCGGTCGATGTTCGAGATGACCTGCTTGATCGCCTTCCCGGCGTTGTTCATCATCATGGACATGCCCGAGGCCGTGCGCCCCGCCCCGCCCGGAGACTCGCCACCCATCAGGTATCGCGGGATGCCGGAGTAGTTGTCCGCGAGGTCGTGGAAGCGCTCGTAGATCGTCATCAGCTCGGAGGCGAGCGAGTTCGGCTGGAAGAAGTCCACCGGAGGGGCGCTGTTGTTCGCCATGTCGCTGGTGAACTGCCAGATTTTCCACGGATACATCTGGGTGATCTCCTCACCCTGCGGCAGTCGGTCGACGTTGACCCAGACCTGCGGCCCGGAGGCGATACCCATGTTGTTCACCAGCGCGCGGGCTGCGGCGTTACACACGGCCTGACAGTCGCGGATCAGGTCCATCGGGCTGTTACCCATCCACGCCCCCGGCACCCCCTCGTAGGACGCCTTGTAGTACGGCTTGCGCCCGAGCGCCTCGGGGTTCACGACGGCTTTGATGACCCAGTCGCCCACGAGCCACACCTCGACCGGGTAGTCCTTGAGCGGGTCGTCCACGACGCCGTCGTCCAGCCCCCAGTCAAGCAGCATCTTGCCCTGCACCGAGCCCCAGTACTGGAGCGCGTCGATGAGCCCGGAGTCGTTCTCCAGGTCGGCGTCGCGCCCTTCGGCGTCTGCTTTCTCCGTGTCGATCCACAACCACTCGTGCAGGCCACCGGCACCATACTCGTCGAGCACCGCGCGGATCGCGGCGTCCGAGTACCCCTCCACGCCGATCATGGCTGAGAGGTCTTCACGGGAGAGGCGGTGGCGCTCGATCATCTCCCCGTCGTCGGGCTGGGCGCTGTGCTTGGCCCAGTAAATCATGAACGGATCGACCCGCTCCCAGGTGGGGGCCAGCTCGTCCTGGAGGTCGATGGTGTACTGCCCGTCCATCCCCTCGATCCACTTCAGCGCCTTGCGCCGCTTGACGATCGGCCCCTTGAACACCGCGTATGGGAACGTCACCAGATCGTCCACGAACTTGTGGAACTCGTCGAGAAACCCACCCTCGACCATCTGGTCGTCCATCTTGCGCTTCATGTTCTCGGCTTTACGCGAGGCGTGCTCGCGCAGCTCGTTGACCATGACCTCCTTGCGCGCGATGAGGTACTGCTCCATCTCGTCTTCCGATGGGTTGATCCCCACCGAGGCGGCAACGGCCAGCTCCTGACGGATGCTCTGGTAGGCGCGCTGCACGAACTGAGGCGACAGCTCCGGCACTGGGGTCGAGCGCAGGATGTACGGGATCGCCCCCTCCCCCGCGTCGTTCATCACGTCACGAATCCAGCTCGATGCGGCACGCGCCTTGTTCGAGGACAGCATGAGGTAGATCGCCGAGCCGCCCTGCTGCTTGATCTGGGCAAGAACCTCCGGGTCGTACTCACCACGGCGCTGGCGCAGGCAGGAGAGCAGTCGCTGCTCGACATCCTGCTGCTTGTAGTCCCGCATCGAACTCCAGCGAGACTTGACGTGCCCTGCGAGGTTGGTGATGTACGAGCGGCTGTTGGCGATCTGCGCCTGCGCCTTCTCCTCGGCGTGGAGTTGCGAAAGGTTCTTGATGGGCAGCACACCCCCGATGGACATGACGAGCCCGGAGCCCGGTTGAGACGGCAGCGGAGCGTTGAAATCCATGTTCATCCTTGGGGTGGCGGTGCTCGAAGATGCCACTGCTTATAGCAGGTTTGGCAGGCTCCAGCAAGGTGTTTAGGGCGTAGCACGTTTGATTGGGGTCACGTCCAGGCGTAGGCTGCGGGTTTGATTTCGCGTCGTTTCGTCTGTCGCGTGCCGAGCGCCCCGCCGTCGATCACCAGTGCGAGGTACTGGAGCGCGTCGTGGGGGTGGCTGTACTTGTTCTTCACCGGCTCGGTGTCCTGCACCAGATCACCTTCCTTGTTCGTCTTCCAGCGATAACCGCCCTGAAACCCCCGGATAATCGTCGAGCACGAGGGGTCGATCTGCACTCGTGGGCGCGCGTCTGCGGACTGTGTGAGGAGGTTGTCCACCGCCTCGATGCGAAGTGTCGGCTTGTTGGTCTGCGGCTTCACCACCTTGAACCCCTCGGTGCGCAGCACGTCCACCGGGCTCACCTCCCCCACCTGTGTCTTCTGCCAACCAGCAGGGTCGGGCGCGATGTAGGTCGAGGCGCCGGGGTACTTCTCGAAGAGATGCGGCTTGAGCAGGGTCTTCACGAACGTCTGGATGCCCATGTTCTCGCCGATGACCTCGGACAAGATGTTGATCCCGCCACTGGGGGTGAGTTGCCCGATGACCGCCGCAGGCGTGCGCCCGAAGTCCAACCCGATGCACAGGGGGTAGTTCTCCGAGGTGATTGGGCGCAGGGGCTTCTTGGCGACGTGGCGCTCGTGCCGGAACGTCTTGTCGTATACCGGCAACCCACCCAGAGACCGTCCGTACCGGCACCGCAGGTACACGTCGATGAAGTCAGAAGTCTTACCCTCCAGCGTGTTCGGGTAGTAGTCCTTCGCCAAGTTGTCGTAGTTGTCGTGCTCTGGGTCGACCGCATACGCGTTCCCATCCACGTCGCGGGCGACGGTCTGTTCTTCCGGGTCTTCCCCGTACTTCTCGATCCACTCCTCGATCGGCAACACCGCCGAGGGTTGAAGGTGCACGCTCCAGTTCTTAGGGCGCTCCTCCTCCATTTTCTTATGCCACCACGAATCCTCACCCGGCATGTTGGTGTCGAAGATTGCCCCGGCACGAGAAGCCCCGCCATCTTTCATCGAGGGGTAGCGGTTCACCCGCATCAGCAGGCCGTCGACAACCTCGGGGTGCAGCTCGCGTGCTTCGTTTCCCCAGATTCCGGTGGCTTCGAGCGAGAGCGCCTTTCGGACGTCGTCCGGCGTGTCGAGCGCGATCAGCATCCACTCGGACTGCACCACCGTGCCGTCGCCCAGGCGCAGCCGGTAGTAGTACGTCTTCTCGGTGGCCTTGTATTCGCCGTACACGCCGGGAGGGAACCAGTCGTCGATCGTCTTCTTCGTGGTGGACCGGAGTTGGTCCGCGGTATTGCGAACGATTAGCATTCGCGTTTTGCGAATACCCTCGGCGTTGGGCTTCTGGTCGCAGGCCCAGCGCATCAGCTCGTGGGCACAGCACACACTCTTACCGCCACCAATCGGGCCTGCCAGGACACGCACGTAGGCGTCCGACAGCATGAAGTCCTCCATCGTCTGGGAGGCGATGAATTTACTCATTGGGCGTCACGTCGATGATGTTCTCGCGGGAACCCTTCACGTCCAAGTTCCGCTCGGGTCGGGTGGGGAACACGATCTGGATCATGGGGAGGCTGTCGAGGCTGTTGACTTGTGTGATGGGTGCGGACTCCAAGCGACCGACCTTCTGCAAGGACTTGATCCACTCCAGGCGCTGGGCTGGGGTGAGGGTGGGCGACATCTGGCGCATCACCACGTTCTGCTCGTACCACAACATGCGGGCGTACCCCGAGGCGTTCTCGGGGTCTTCTGCCATCTCCATCAACGCGGCGGGCGACACCCCTGCGGGGAGAAGCGCAGAGACGGCATCGTCTGGGGTTGTGGTTTCGAGGTCGGTGTCTTCGGCGGACATGGGTGCGTGGTGGATGTAAACGTGTTTAGGGTGTAGCACGTTTTGGGGTTTGGGGCAAGGTGGGGTTTGCGCGCGAACTCGCGTTGTGGCGGGGTGGCTGACGGGATGGTGTAACGAAGTTTACAACTAGCTCATTTTTTGCCGGGCGATGTGAGCGAAACCTTGAGCGTGGGCCGGGGTGGCCGCGCCCTGGGCCCACCGCCCCACCCCTTGACACCTCGCCACCTTTGCAGGACGGGCACCGAGTAGCAGCTAGACGCGGCGCCACTTGTGCAGCCCCGAGCGATTGGGGGCTCTGGTAGAGCTTGCCAGCGTAAGACCGCCATGCGGCTGCTGATTGGGCGAAACCGTGCGGGGAGTATTCCGCGGGCTCTCATGAAGACGTAGGGGGTGGTACGGGCACGCAAAACAGGCGTGTGCAGCCCCGGCCTTAGGAATTGCTCGCGGCGCGATACAGCGCGTCGCAGGGTACGGCACGAGATGTGCGCCGGGTGGGTGGTTCCCTTCGGCAAGTGGGTGGGGTGGTTCCCATTCGTCCCCGAAAGCCACGACGCTACCAAGCGGGCGTGGCCGAAAACGACAAGCAAACCGAGAAGGACCGACAAGCAAGCACAAAGCGCAAGGCTCGAAACCTGCGCCCATAGTGCACGCTGTCCGGTCTCCTTCTTCAAGGGCATGCATCCCGCGTGTCCTGGTTCAAGGAGATCATCATGGCACTCATCGCCAAAGCTGTCCTGTCGTCGCGCATCGAAACCGTCCGCAAGTCCAAGGCCGCGCTTCGTGCCGATATCCAAGAAGTCCTAGTGTCCGTGGCCTATCAGGCCGCGCTCGGAAACCCGAACTACGCCAACGACCTGTTGGAGGCCGTCCGCGACACGATCAACATTCACGGTGTCACGCGGTGGTTGGAGACCTACGCCCCGCTCGTGGTGCGCAAGGACGCCTTCGTCATCAACAAGGGCATGGCCAAGACCATGCACGTCACCTGCGAAGCTGACTTCGCCGAGTACGAAGCCGAGATGCGCAAGGTGAATTGGTGGGATATGGCGCCGGCCCAGAAGGCGGTCAGCATGTTCGCCGCCGACGAGTACATCGAAAATGCGTTCGAGCGCATGGCTACCAAACTCAACAAGGAGGGCGACCCCGATCTGGCGGCGGCACTGCGCGCCCTGCTGCCCGAGCTGTACAGCACCGAGGCTTGGAAGAAGATGCGCGAAGCGCACGACGCGATGAAGGTCGACGCGCCGATCTAACCCACTGAGACCCCAAACCCCGCCCATCGACGAGGTGGGCAGTAGTGTGTGGTTTCCTGCTGGCCTAACCTTCGAGCGGTTCGTGGCGATGGTCAACGTGGCGCACGAGCAGTACGCCATCCTGCCGGACTGAGACTCCTGCCGAGCTGGGTGTTACGGCACCCAGTCGAGAGGGTTTTCTTTACATGTAAACCCCGATAGCCAAAAACTACCGGGGGTGGTGGGTCTGCGATAGTTTTTCGATATCGCTACCACTTTACCATTTTACCGCTTTTTTAAGTGTATCAAAACCTACAATGTAAGGTTTGATACAGGATGGTGTGGGCGGCACCCTGCCCGAGCGCCGACAGGCGCGAGAACGGCATATCAATACCGGATTTCGACAAGGGCAGCTACCGCAACCGAAGTTTACACGTTCGCCACCCCCAGTAACGGCAAGGGTTGTAGCTGTATCTATTACCATTATACCAAAAATACATATAAAATAACATACATACACCTTTTGAAATCTTTTGCCTGTAAACTTTTTGCTGCGGTGCAGCATCCCGGCACCCGCTGGCGAACGTGTAAACGTCAGTGCCCTCTATTTTTCGGTGTATATCTGGTAATGATCACCTTCAGCCCAGTGCTGGCGCGGGTTTGAATTTTACCACCTCAAAAGCGCCTTTGGTAAAGTCGTAGAGTTGTGCTGTTCCCCGGGTAGCGATACACCCCACCCACGACATCCTGTAAACCCCTATGTTTACACCAAGCCCCACCCCCGGTGCTGTAAACCG